AATTTTGATGAATCATTGAAATTTCTCCTACCAGAGGGTGAAGTACCTTTTAAACCTAACGAAGCACCCGCAGGTACAGACCATACTCGTTTAGATAGTGAGTATCGTGGACTATACAGGTTCTTCAAAGGTGGAGATAGTTCTCTCAAGAGCATGAGACGTGAACAACTGTTTGTACAATTGCTAGAGGGTCTTCATAAAGATGAAGCAGAAATGCTTGTATTGGCTTGTAATAAAGAATTACAATCTAAGTATAGAATTACCAAACAAGCAGTATCTGAAGCATTTCCACAAATAGAATGGGGAAACAGAGGATGATTTGGGAAAGTAATGATGAGATGGGGCAGGTAAAAGATAAGTATTGTCTTACTGTCCTCAATGTTAATGCTACTAAAGAGCAAGCACAAAATAAGAAACTACCTACTAATTCATACCTAGTCCAGTATCTTGATATGAAAAAAGGTTCTGAACATTACGAAGATCATTATGACATTGTGATGGGAAGTAAAGTAAACATTTTTGATTGCTATTATGACAAAATCGGAAAAAGACTTAAATCAATCGGATACACAGGAGGAACAATTACTCCAAGTCAATTCGATACCAAAGCATATCTCAAAACAAGCAAGTGAACTCTTTGTAAAAAAGAGATCAGATTTTAACTTTGAGTCTAAAACTACAGATCTTGACGATCTAGCAGATGAAATTTTTGATGCCCTTTATGATCACACAAATAAATAACGAAATAGACCTACTGACTCACTTAAGAGAATATGAACGCATTGCCAATGGCAAGGATGGGGAAACTCAAACGATGCGTGCATTTTTGCTCTTTTGGAATCAATATCCTATAGGGTCACAAGCGATAGTAAACGAATGGATTGGGTTCAAACACCACCATGAAAGACAGAAAAGCAGCCAAAAAGTTAATAAAAAGAGCTAAAGAACACCCAGATTGGTATCCCGTCAATGAAGTATGGTATGCTAAGATGATTAAAAAAATTAATGATGAACGTAAAATTAGTAAGCGTAACTCCAGACGCAGAAAAAACGATGGGGTACATAGCGAGAGTGAGCAACCCAAACAACCAGACAAATCCAGTCGTGGATGGTTTGTTAGGTTATTGCATCAAGCACGGTCATTGGTCGGTCTTTGAGCAAGCACATATGACACTTGAGATAGAGACAACTAGAGGTCTTGCTGCTCAAATTTTACGTCATAGGTCATTTACATTTCAAGAGTTTAGCCAACGCTATGCAAATGCTAATCTCCTAGATAATATTGAAGTTCCTGATCTTAGAAGTCAGGATAGTAAAAACAGACAAAATAGTATAGATGATATCCCCCAAGATAAGAAGGAGACGCTCCAAAAGAAAATATCTGATCACTTTAGTGCAGCAATGTCTCTTTATGATGAACTCATTAAAGAAGGTGTGGCAAAGGAGTGTGCGAGATTTGTTCTCCCGTTGAGTACACCGACTAGAATCTATATGACAGGCAGTGTTCGGTCATGGATCCACTATATAGATTTAAGAAGTGCACACGGAACTCAAAAAGAACATATGGACTTAGTAAAAGAGGTACGTGGTATCTTCAAACAACAGTTTCCTATCTGTAGTAAAGCATTGAATTGGGAGTACAAGTAATGCCACTTTATTCAGTTAAAAATTATAAAACAGGTGAGGAACAAGAACTCAATATGACCATTTCTCAGTATGGGGAGTGGAGGACTGCCAATCCCGAATGGGAGAAAAACTGGCAAGCAGGTGTAGCATCTGCTGTGTCAGAGGTAGGTGATTATCAAAACAAACTTCCTCAAGGTTTCAAGGATCGTTTGAACAACGTGAAGAAACATCATCCTTACGCTAAATTCGACAAAATTTAAGTATGCCTGTAAAAAGCAAGAAACAACCTACAATGGTTGGACTATCAACTAGACAAATGAGACGCAAACCAATCGGCACAGAACATCTACTTGACATCAAACCTCTTACTCCATCACAAGAGAAAGTGTTTGATGCATGGCAGAACAATAAGCATATGTTCTTGTTTGGTGCGGCTGGAACTGGTAAATCATTCGTTACCATGTATCTTGCACTCAAAGATATTCTAGATGAAAGTACACCTTATAATAAACTGTATATTGTAAGATCGTTAGTTCCTACTAGAGAGATTGGTTTCTTACCTGGCGATCACGAGGACAAAGCAAACCTATATCAAATACCATATAAGAATATGGTAAGATTTATGTTTGAGATGCCAGATGATCCATCTTTTGAGATGTTATATGCTAACTTAAAAGCACAGGATACTATATCATTCTGGTCTACAAGTTTCATTCGTGGAACCACCATAGATAACAGTATAGTCTTAGTTGATGAATCTGAGAACTTGAATTTTCATGAATTAGATAGTATAATTACAAGACTAGGTGTTAACAGTAAAATCATTTTTGCAGGTGATGCTGCACAAACTGACTTACAGAAAGCACATGAGAAAACTGGTATCATGGACTTCAAGAAAATTATTGATGACATGGATGAGTTTGAAAGCATTGAATTTGGCATTGACGATATCGTGAGATCTGGTCTAGTCAAATCTTATTTGATTAGTAAGATAAATCTTGGACTTTAAGCACTTAAATTTACATAACTTTCCAGAGTTAAAAGCAACAACTACAAAAGAGGGTAGGAGGTATCGTGTTGGCGATACTTTTTACCCTTCTGTTACAACTGTGATAGGACATTCTAAAAAGAAGTCTATCATGGAGTGGAGAAATAAAGTTGGTGAGGAAGAGGCCAACAAAATTTCTAAACGTGCTTCTACTCGTGGTAATAAGTGCCATAAACTTGCTGAACTATACTTATCAAATGAGAGTATCAGTAAATATAAAGACGACCCACTATCCATGGGGTTATTTTACCAGATTAAACCCTACCTAGATAGTATTAACAACATACATGCCCTCGAAGCACCATTAAGTTCTAATGTGTTGAAGTTGGCAGGTCGAGTGGATTGTATTGCTGAGTATAAGGGAGAACTTGCTATTATTGATTTCAAAACGAGTACAAAGGAGAAACGTGAAGAATGGATACACGACTACTTTGCACAAGAGACAGCATATGCTATAATGTTTCAAGAGTTAACTGGATTGATGCCAAAGAAACTCGTAACAATAATTGCCTGTGAGACAGGTACACCTCAAGTATTTGAAATTTATGACAAGTTTAAGTATGCTCGAAAACTCAAAGAGTACATCGACACCTACAAAGGAGCCTACGGTGAGTGGTAAAATAGACGATGTTTTTGAAGAAAATTTTATGACATCAGCAAAGTTTTCTGTAGAGATAGAAAAGATTGTAAAAGATTCTAGTCTGAACTACATTGAAGCTGTTGTCCAATTCTGCGAAGATAAAAATATAGAATTAACTGGTATTAATAAACTGATATCAAAACCATTAAAAGAAAAGTTGAAGTATGACGCACAACGTCTAAATTTTATGAAACGCACAAGCAAAGGGTTTTTGAAACTGTGACAGGTTTTGAAGTTTACAAGATGTATCTTGCTCTGAAACTTCATTTTACTTCCGACAGTTATGATTACTTCCAATATGGTGGAAATGCTAAGGCATCACAGGTTTCGTTTGACCAACGAAAAGATAAATTCTTTTTTGTCAAACTCTCAAGGAAGTTCAAGGACTTTGAGCTACGCGAATTTTTTGTGGCCAACTTTATAGCAGAGGACAAAGTATATCCTGCTACATTGGTTCGAGAGGGTGCCAAGAATTATGCTGAGTATATCAAACGCAAAGAATCTCTAAGTTATAGGTTCAGAGAAGATGTCGAGACACTCTATGATATGTGTGACAACTTTAATGATCTGTTCGCTGTAACATCAGTGCATCCCCCCTTGATAAAAGCACAATTAGGTGGTAAGATAAGTATAGAAACACTCACAATATTCAACAAGATCTTCCAGTTTATCTCAGATTTTGATAAAACAATCAAGGACGAGATAGTCTGGAAACCACTTCGTAACAAGGTGGTGAAGTACGACCCATTTCTGAGTGTTGATTTGGGTAAATATAAGAGTATCATCAAATCGCAGTACGTATGAAGTTTTTCGAGTCTGAAGTAGTTCGTAGTGAACTGAACAGGATGCAAGATCTATATCTAGAGATCAACAAGATGGGGTTAATGCTTACAACACCTCAGAAAAGAGAACAGTTAGACAAAATGATCGAGTTGATAAACCTTCAACAGACTATGTACATGCGTGTTACACTATCTGACGACCCTGATGCCAGGACTATGGTGGAGCAAGTAAGAAATGCTGCAACAATGCTTGGTATGAACCCAAATGATGTGAATCACACATTTTATGATACACTTAGAGATAATGTACAGGAAATGATCGACAAATTACCTACATAATCACATGCCATTATTACTAAT